CAGGCCGAACTGGAGCGACTGCGCGCCGAAGCTGCTGCTCGCGAGCAGAAAGAGCGCGAGGAGCACTGCCCGCGAAGCAGCAGAGCATGCACGGCGTCAGGAAGAGGCCAAGGCCCAGGCAGAACGCGACGCAGCAGTACGCCGTGAAGCCGAAGCACAGGCCGCAGCAGAGCGCCGCGAACTTGAACTTAAGCTTGCCGCCGAGCGCGCCGAACGCGAAGCCATTGAAGCCAAGCAGCGCGCAGAACAAGCAGAGCGTGATGCGCAACGTCGCGCTGAAGAAGCCGCAGCGGCAGAACGCAAACGGCAGGCCGATGAGCAGGCCCGCATCGAACGCGAGGCTGCTGCACGCGAAGCCGACAAGGCGCACAAGAAAGCCATCAACAACGAAGCGCTGGCGGCTCTTATCGCCGGTGGCATGCCCGAGGAATGCGCCAAGCAGGCGATCACCCTGATCGCTCAGCGCAAGGTTCCTCACATCACAATCAACTACTGAGGCCCATCATGAGCAACTCCATTGCACAGCGGCAGGAAGGTGCTGCCGTAATCCAAGCTGGTGAGTCGGCAACAATCCTTCAAGTGATCCAGCGTGCCGCTGCTGACCCTGCGTGCGACATCGAGAAGATGGAGCGGCTTATGGCCATGCACGAACGGATGCAGTCCCGCAGCGCAGAGGCTGAGTTCAACGCATCCATGGCCGCCATGCAAAGCGAATTGCCGAGCATTGCCGAGCGTGGCGCTATCACCGTCAACGGCCAAAAGCGCAGCAACTACGCGACCTTCGAAGACATCAACGACATCGTGAAGCCGATCATGCAGCGGTTCGGTTTCGCAGTGAGCTTCCGCGTCGAGACTGTTCAGACTGGCGTTTCGGTTACTGGAATTCTGATGCACTGCGCCGGACACCGAGAGCAGACGACGATGCTCGTTCCGCTAGACACAAGTGGCAGCAAGAACGCCGTTCAGTCTCTTGGATCATCGGTCAGCTACGGCAAGCGTTACGTGCTGTCCGCACTGCTGAACATCACCACTCGCGGCGAGGACGACGACGGCAACGCGGCTGTGCCGCCAAAGAAGCTCATTACCCAAGCTCAGGCGCAGCAACTGAAAACCCTTCTCTCCCAATGCCTTCAGGACACGCAAGAAGCCTTCGATGCTATGTACGGCTCTGCTGAGGGTGTCCCATCCGCCGACTTCGATGCGGCACTGGCACGGCTTACCAAGGCTCGCGAGCGCGCCAAGCGCTCCCAGGAGTGAATCATGCAGATCTTCAAGGACCTGGAGCAGGGCTCCCAGGAGTGGCTTGACGCGCGTCTTGGAATCGCAACCTGCTCCGAACTGGACGTGTTGATGGTTAACGGCAAAGGCCAGGCAGGGTTCGGCGTTGGCGCCTTCACTTACATGGACCGTCTAATTGGTGAGCGGATCACCGGAGCAGAGGCCGAGCCATGGCGTGGTAACGGTAGCAGCGCCAGGGGTCACAAGCTTGAGCCGGTTGTGCGCGACTTGTACTGCCTGCGCACAGATACCGAGCCAGATCAGATCCAGCAGGCCGGGATCATTCTGAACCACGGGATCGGCTATTCGCCGGATGGACTGGTCGGCGACAACGGCCTGATAGAGGTGAAAACCAAGGTACCGGAAAAGCTGGTTAGCGTGATCATCGCAGGCGAGCTGCCTTCCGAGCACGCGGCTCAGTGCTATGGAGGCCTTTGGGTTTCGGAGCGCGAGTGGATCGACTTCCTCGGCTACTGGCCAGGCATGCCGCTTTGCATGGTGCGCGTCCACCGCGATGAGGCCTACATACGCAAGCTGTCCGAGCGAGTAAAGACCTTCTACGAACTGCTCGAGGAGCGCATGGAAAAGGTGCTAGGGGTGGCAGCATGAGCCAGGACTTGCATCGAGACGAAATAGCCAGCCAGGTAGATGCGTTCCTAGCCAGCGGCGGAAAGATCGCATCCATCCCAATCGGCATGTCGGGAGACAAGGACGTCCAGTGGAACGGTAGGTCGGCACGAAAAGCTAAGCCAGGGCAGACCGACGCCGCGCACGCTGCGTTCGAAAGCAACCGCCGAGAGAATCGCAGGCTGCTATCGCAAACAGTCCGTTACTGCGCAGACAAGGGGATGACTATCTCCGCCACCGCAGACGCAATGGACCTTGACCGCGCTACTGTCCGCAAGATCGCCGCCGAGCACGGCATCAGGTTCGGGCATCGTTAGCGCCGCGACTCCCTCTCCCCGAACAGGAATAACCCCATGCACCAGCTAACAGCGAATCACCGCCCTGGCGGTGTGACGGTCACCGGCTGGCCTGAAGAAAGCCAGCTCATGACCCCAGACGACATTCTGCTATTCGCGAGAGCGGTGAGGCAGATAGCGATCAACCAAGCCCAGGGCGCCGAGGGTGTTCTGGTCTACCCGGAGGTGGGCGATGGAAGTCAAGGCGAAGACCAAGCGTGACCCCGGCCTGCGCACAGCGGTGCTCCTCCTGAAGCGCGCAAACCGCTACGTCGGGGTCCACAACAGCATTGGCGCCATGGACCTCAGCACAGAGATTGTCGAATTCATCGCTGCTATTGAGCGGCAGGAGAAGGGATTGTGAGCAAGGAACTGAACAAGGCACCGGTAGAGCAGGCAGGCGGGGATGAGCGCGACTTCCAGGCAGAGGGCGCACAGGAGGTTCCATCGCCAGTCTCACAAGAGTATGACCGACATTTGATCAGTCTTTTGCGTAAAGGTGAGGCACTTCCTGGCCACCAGGAGGAGGCCGCTGACGAGATCGAGCGCCTGCGCGATTGGAATGATCACCTGAACAACACCGTTCTACCCAACATACTCAATCCAAATTTCCTGATGCTCATGAAGGGTGGCGAGAGGCTGCTTGACCTGTGCACGAAGGACGGCAAGTTCATTGGCGTATCGCTGAATGACATGAAGGACGTGTTTGATTGGATGGTCACGCACGCTCGAATTGCACCTGATCACGCCGCCCTGGCGCAACCCTCCCCGGCGTCGGACCTCGACCCGCTCAACCTAGCCCCGCATGCGGAAGCGTTCAACGAAGCGCCCGCTGAAGCACTCAAGCCTGAGCAGGCAGAGGCGGAGCGGCCGGAAATGTCGTCAGAACGGGCCGCGTACTTCATGCGCCGCTTCAAGTCAGAAGAGAAGCTGCTCGGCCCCAATGAGCAAGCGGCAGTGGACTACGTGCTGTCGCTGATCGCCCAGCATGAACGCATCGTCGGGGTGCTGCGGGCGGAGATCGCAGAATGGCAAGAAGCCGCCGGGAGATCTCGTTCTGATGTCGTGGCGTACATCGCGGAGCGCGCAAAGCTGCTGGAAGAGCGCGACGCCGCCCTGGTCGAAGTCGAGCGCCTGCGCGAATCCAAAGGTGATCCTGTTGGTAGCCTCGAAAAGTGCATGAAAGTGATGTACGAGCGCGACGAACACGCTAAGCGGCTGGAAGTCGCCCAGGCCAGGATCGCTGAGCTGGAGAGGCAGGAGCCTGTTAGCACTGAGCATCTACCAATGCACATCGCTTACGCCCGCGCTAAGCGTGAGGTATTCCTGGGTTCATGCCAGGAGGATGTATTCCGCTTTGCATTAATAGACCTTCTTCAAGAATTTCCCCTCTACGCCGGCCCTGTAGCCCAGGCTCAGCAACTCAACGACCTGGACAAACAGTGTCGCGATGACGTGGCACGTGCGCTTGGTTTGCGCCCGAATCAGGAGCGCGGCTTCGCCTGGTCCTACCTGTTGGCGTCGATCAAGTCATGCGTGAAGGCCTCCGGGGATAGCGCCCAGGCTCAGCACAGCGTGCCGGAGGCTTCTGAGCAGGAAAAAGAACAGGGCTGGACTCTCGACTACCGGTTCGTCGAGCGTGTTACCGAGCTTGCAGCGAGTCGGACGGAATACACCACAAGCATGGAGGCTACAGAGCAGGTTCTGTTGGCGGCTCGCGAACTTCTCGCCGCCGCGCCCGTTTGCCGTCTGAGCCGAAGCGCACTTACCGATGCGCAGATGCGCCGGCTCTACGATAGCAGCACCGAGACAGAAAATGAGCGGCTTGGATTCGCAGCGTTCGCGCGCCTGATCCGCCGGGCCGAGGCCGTCCACCAGATCGCCGCCGCGCCCGGCAAGGAGGTAGGTCATGAGTGAGGTGAAGCGGTTCGACCATGTGAACCATGCTCACATTGATGACTGTGAACATGTTGAGTCCAGCGAAGGGGCGTGGGTGACGGCCTCCGACTACGACGCCCTAGCCGCCGAGACCCAGGCGCTAAGGGAGGAAGTCGCAGCACTGCGCGCAAGGGTGGTGGTTGTGCCTGACGCCGCCAACGACCGGAGAAAGAGCGCGCACTATTGCAGAGGCTGGAACGCCTGCCTCGACGAACTGGCGCGCATCAACGGCCTGACGGTCAGCGAGGGGCTGTTGCGCTCTGCACTGACTCATGCGCACAACCGTGGCTATCTAGCTGGGCATCACGATACCGTCGAGGCTCAGTTCAGCCACATTCTGTCGAGCGAACTTGATAGCTATCGGTCTGAGCAGGTCGAGGACATTCTTCAAGCCCTGCTCGGCGAGGGGAAGGAGCATGAGTGAGCTGAAGTCTTGCCCCATGTGTGGCGGCGCTGCTTTCGTCGGGCCGCTGACTCGCAAGCGCTGGTTCTGCGAATGCGAAGAATGCGGCGTGTCCATGATCTCGCAGAACGACAAACAGCACGCGATAGACCAGTGGAACCGCCGCTCCATCCCCGCCGACCAGGTGTTGGTGCCGAGGGAGTTGCTGGAGGAACTTCTTGAGGCTGCGAAGGACGGTGCGGCGCACAAGGGAGAATACCTGTCCAAGAAGTATGGCGAGCCAGAGCTGTTCGCGAAGTTCGATACCCTCCTCCAATCCTAACCCTTTGATTCTCCTCCGATGCCGGAATCCCGGCATCGCAACCGCCACCCTCGGCCAGGCTGAAACCCGCATTCCTGCTGGGCTTCAGCACAAAAACTAGCCGATTTTGGCCAGCGAGCCCGCCACCCCAAATCAACGAATCCGCCCCCCGGAGGACCAACAGTGGACAACGAAAACGAAACCCTGGTCGCAGTGATAGTCATCGTTCTCTTCGTCCTGGGAGTCTTCCGGGTTGTCGGGGACTTCCAGAACCTCTACGAGCAGACAGAACAGAAAGGACAGGAGTTGAGTAGATGGAGCAAGCAGTGAACAGGCGAGAGGTGACATTCCTCTCCGCAGTGGATGCCAGCAGGATCGAGACGCCGAGCAACGTCATCAGCATCGGCAGCAAGGGTGATTGGTACGCCTTTGCCTGCAATCACAAGCGCGTTCTGCGGCTGGAGTTTGATGATGTAGACGGATACGTGGGAAGCGATGGCTTTCGAGTGTTCAGCCACATTGACGCCAAGCAGATCCACGACTTCGTGAACGAGTGCGGTGATGAACCGATCATCGTTCACTGCCAAGCAGGCATGAGCCGATCCGCTGCGGTCGCTAAGTTCCTGGCCGACAAGCGCGGCTACACCCTGAACCTGTCGAAGCCTTGCCTAGGCACCACGCAATTCTATAACCGCCATGTGTATGGGACGTTGAACCTAAACGATGCCGAAAGCATGAGCGCCTATTACGCCGAGATGGAGTTGGCCGACCGGCTGCGTGGCCACCCAAAGGAGTCCTGACCGTGCCTGACATTCGAGAAGAGTTTGAAAAATGGGCTGCCAGCCATTTCATTGACGTAGGCAGCGGAAATCCTCTGAAGAAAGGTCCGAACGGGCATTACGGCTTCTATGTAGTAGCCACTGCCTGGAAATCCTGGCAAGCCAGCCGCGCGGCTCTGAGGGTGAGGCTGCCAAAGCCATATGGTAGCTCATCACTTGATGCTTATCCTGAGCTTGCCGAATTCAACCGAGGAATCAGGGAATGTCTAGCAGCCCTCCAGCAAGCCGGAATCGAGGTGAAGTGAATGGCTGACCATCCTATCGACGACAAAGTGCTTGAGCATCTCCGCAAAATTCAGGGCTCTACTGCATGGGCTATGCGTCACGCCATCGGCGAAGACAGGCCGACCATCAGCAAGGCTTTGAATAGGCTAAAGCGCAAGGGCCTCGTTGAATGCAACGGCACACCCTACTGGGTAGCAACTGGACTTCGAGGCACGCACGCATGACCGACCACGCAGAGCTGCGGAGGCTTGCTGAGGACGTGATCCGAATTGAGCGGAGCGAGGATGAGCCGATCTCCGCTGCTTGGGATTTGTTCGATTCCGCCGCCACCCCCAAGACCGTCCTCGCCCTGCTGGACGAGATAGACAGGCTCAAGGCGGAGAACGACAGGCTGCGTCAAGGCATGAAAGGCGACTACGACATTGACGCATGGCTTGACTGGTCGAAAGAGAAAGAGCGGATCAAGGCGGAGAACGATGCGCTGCGGGGAGCGCTACAGGCCGTGGAAGCCGAAGTCGACGGGAATATACGCCCACTTACCCGCGACCTCGTGAACATGGTCAGCGGCTTGAAAAACGGCAGCCACCCGAATGACATCTACGAACACTGCGACGAGATCGAAAGGATCATCGGAGCAGCCCTGGAAGGAGACAAGCCATGACCGACACCAACAAGCTGAAGGAACTTGCAGCCCAGTACCTTGCAAATCCATCTGGTACTGCTGGCGAAGACTCGGAATTCCGAGCCGCCGCCAACCCTCAAGCCATCCTCGGGCTGATTGCCGAGGTGGAGCGGCTGCGCACGGACGCCGCTCGCTACCGGTGGCTGCGAGAGCGAGACCTCGAAACGATCAGACAAGGCGGCGTATTCGCCGGGATGACCCCGGAGAACATCGTACTCAACCAGGAAGACCTGGACGCTGAAATCGACGCAGCCCTAGAAGGAGCAACGCAATGAACGACCGCACACTACTCGAACTGGCGGCGCGGGCGGCGGGGCTGACCGTGCATGAACATCTCAACGATGGCCTATGGGTCAGCTATGGAGACGGCCCTAGGTTCGGATGGAACCCTCGCGATGACGACGGAGAGGCATTTCGACTGGCCGTAATGCATGACCTTGAGATCCACAGCCCCAAAACCAATCCGACAGTCATGTTTAGGACCGCTGAGGATGATGTCTTCTATCAGGACACATGCATTCGACTAGCCATCCTGCGCGCCGCCGCCGAGATCGGCAAGTCTATGGGAGGTGGGGAATGATGAAACGGGAGGAATTCGAGAAACGAATGACCGGCATATTCGACCTGTCCGCCTACGTGGACAGCCAGGGCGACATCCGATATTCGGACAGCCACACCCAGGCTGCTTGGGATGGATGCCAACTGGTGGTGGATTTATTCGAGCCGGCGCCATCAGTCAGGCAAGGCATGAGCCTCGACCACATCGGAAGGCTTCATGCCCTGGAGAAGCTGAGACTACGCATCGCCGCTCACATGTTCATCAGGGAGAACGGAGAACTGCTCGGATACGGCGTAACCGTCCCTGAGATGAGAGCATTCCGGGAACTCCTTATCCCGTTCAACGGCGAAATCAAGTAACCCAGCCGGGCGCCACTAGCTCTCCCTGAGCTAACCCGGCTGGGCGTCTAAATCCTACCA